GCCGTTAGCATCTATATGCGTAACATAGTCGTGACGATTGATGGATTCTAGTATTGTTCCATCAGGTGTCTTCATTCTATTGCTTAATATAACGCTCATAATTTACCACTCCAACTTCAAGAGCCATCAACATTGCCACAAACATTACCACCAACATTGCCGCCAACATCTCCATTAACATCGCCACCAACATCTCCATCAACATTGCCACAAACATTACCACCAACATTGCCGCCAACATCGCCACGAACATCTCCATTAACATTACCATGGACATCTCCAACAACATCGCCACCAACATCTCCATCAACATCTCCATTAACATCGCCATCAACATCGCCACGAACATTGCCATCAACATCTCCATTAACATTACCATGGACATCTCCAACAACATCGCCACCAACATCTCCATCAACATTGCCACAAACATTACCACCAACATTGCCGCCAACATCTCCATTAACATCGCCATCAACATCGCCACGAATGGAGCAGTGCACTCCTTTTATTTCGATATGGCCAGTCATGCCTTTAGCTATTGTTATGTTTTCTTTTACAAAGTCTAGGATTTCTTTATCTGTTAGTTTCATTGTTTTCACCCTTTAGCTTTTCTTTTCTAAGCACTTCATTGTCCGCTTCTTCCTATAGTTTTCTTTTCATAGATTGCTGTAATATTCGCACCCATTTGAGGACATACTAATATAGTATCAGGTAATCCGTTCTCATCGTGGTCACCACCTTCACCACATATAAAGAATGAACCACTCTTGGCTGGGTGGAAAGCTTTCCACCCATCAGGTTGTGTGTGGAACCAAATCTTAGTCAGTTTTTTGAAGAGATTGTATTCTTCATCAGTGATTTCTTTCATCGTGCACCCTTCTCCAGTTTAACATCATTCATAATCACTCACTCTCCTCCACCCATTCAATAATTTCAACTTCACCAAGGCAATCATGGTTCATCACTTCACTGTCGAGGACATAACTCACAAAATATTCGTGCTTCAATGCAATCACACTACTGGTATAATATTTATTGTCCTCCGTGTCAACTATTAGTGTTACGCTCCAAAAGTTTGGATGATCGTAAAACTCATCATCCGTCCCGTCCAACTGTCGTCCTAGGCCACCATCCCCAATAATCCATAGATGAGGAGAAAGATGAATCGTCTGGCCCTTATAGTCTGGGCCACCAACTGTACCGTTGGCTTCCACCTCTATGTATTTGTCGCGAGTCTCGAAATGAACATTCACGGTTCCTTTATCAGTAACACCCATACGAATGTTCTGTACCACATCGTCAAATGTGAGTTCTGGGTTGTTGCTGGTGAATCGATCAATGTGGATTTTCATGTTCTTTACTCCTACTTGTCCTTCAACCGCTTGAGAATTGGGATTAGGTTTTCACCATACTTGGTAACAAAATCTTGGTAGGGCATCCACTTGTCTCGAATATCACCGTACTCGTCAACACGATCTTCATAGATTTTTTCAGGACGATCTGAGCCATCGTTCACAACCATCACATTCCGTTTAATAAATACTAGTTTATTTAGGAATGTTACGCGGGCATTACCAAAACTTTAATTTCTTCTTAACTTTCTTCGCGCCGTCTGATACAGATTTGTCTACAACCGAAATCGCGTCATTCACAGGAGCTGCAGCTTGTTCGACAACGTGAGTTGTTGTATCCACCGCCGCTTTACCAGTAGAAACGACAGCTTCTTGAGCGGGTTTCGTGTCGACACTTACGCTCGCGTCGACATCAACACCAGCGAGCAACGCAATCTTGCCGTCAACACCTACCGTAGCGACACCGTCGTCCATCGTAGCGCCACCGCCCACGTTGACACCAGCTTGAAGTCCTACACTGGCACCGGCTCCTACGGACGCTCCGTTGCCTTGCTCATCATAAGTTCCAACCCCAGCCTCAACACCAACACTTGTGCCGACAGACGCTCCTGCGTGTCCTTCTGCTCCGTCGAGACCCACTTGACCCCCAGCACTAACACCGCCGTGCGCCTCTGAGTATGCACCCGCTTCAACTGTAGTAGTAACATCGCCTGTTTCTACGCTCGCGCTCGCGCCCGTCTCGGCCTTTACTTCAGCTCCAGCGCCGACTTCAACCGAAGCGTTGCGTCCATCAAACCCTGCTGCAGCACCAGCATCAACCTTCGCAGAAGCGTCAGCGTGCCCTTCTGTAGACAACTCCGTATCACCTACGGTAGTAGAAGCCGAACCCGAAGCTTCAGCACTAGCGCCAGCGCCAGCGGTCGCGGCTACGCTCGAATCAGTGATTTCTGTTCCTGCAGTAGCTTCCGCGTCTGCTCCAGCATTTGTTTCTGTTGTCATTTTTACATCCTTAATATTATTAATAAATAACTCCCATACAATAATTATAGGAAACATCATGTCAGAAGACATATTTGATTTTGGATTCACTGCGGTAAATGAAGAAGAGCTTGAGATTGTACAACAAGCGTCACTTACAATGCAAGAAGGCGTTGAGGTGCAAGCTAGACTAGAGAAACTTTATAACGCGGTCCAACCCCTCCTAAACAACCTCAAAAAGAATCCAGAAAAAGATTATATATATTGGCCGAATCGTTTGGAGAAAGTCGAAGCTTTCGAAGACTATATCTTCAATATCGTAAGCAGCGACTAGTAAGGGTTGTACCCCAGAACGTATTCCTCGGCGACATCTTCTGCGTATTGACCTAGACTAACCGCTGCCCGCGCTCTGGAGTCGATGGTAATTGTTCTGATGTATCTGCTTTGTTCGAAAAGCTCTACAGAATATCCTTCTGGTGTTCTGATAACACTGGCAGACCTTCTGCCGTTGTCTGAGACATGCTTTGATATCTCAATGATTTCTGTTTCACGTGTGTGTTTCGCGCCTTTGCCTCCAAAGATGGTGTCCCAATTTGCGTCAAATTCTTCTTGATCAACTGAAATTGGTCTAGGTGTATCACCTTTGCCGTTCATATTATTTTTCCTTGTTTGTGTTTTTCTCTTGCCCTTGAGTCTTTAACGCTATTCGCTCTTGTTCTGCTAGTTTTTTCCACCATTTTGGCGTATCTCGAACGCTCCATACGGCATTAGCTTTTTTGTCCTCATAATAGAATTTTCTATTAGAGCCGATCGTATCGTTTTCATCCCAATATTTAGAGAACGCTTCGGTAAACAGCAAAGCTTCTGAGGGATCTGTCCAAGCTTGTTCTATGTCTATGTGGTACGGTTCTTCTTGGAGGAACGTGTTGTATTGTACGTATGGAATACAGTTCTGCTTAAACCTTACAAAGTATTCGTTACACAGACTTGCCCAAAGGGTGTAAAGCCAATTGTAGTTCTCGAGGCTGGAGCAAGCCCATACAATAGAGGGGTGACCTGCCCACATCGCTTTGGGCAGGCGATAATTCATTTCCGCGTCTTCGAGATAATGTGCCTTGATGACTCTTCCCGTCTGGGTTGCACCGACCCAGATTTTACCATCCAACACACGATGAACCGTTCCGAGTATCGTTGCATATCTTCCGATCATTTTAACAACATGTATGTCGTGATACATTTGTGCTATGCGTTGTGGGTCTTCGTGTAAATAAAATATCTGCATCTGTAAATCTTAATTTGTGAATCAAGATTATTTATATTAAGCTGCGACACTCCACCATTCTGGTACTTCTCTTTTAGACCATTTGGCGAATTCTTTCTTGTCTTCTCGGTAAAAATTACGATAAGACGATACAGAGTCGTTCGGTATAATACAATGGGGGTATGCTTTCATTGCAGGTGTAGGCTGGGTGAATCCATTTTCTTTGAGGTTTTGTGGAGGTGTTTCAAGCACCTCGGAGAGCTTTCTTAGAGATTCGTGTTCTCTACCATAACGATAAGTGTACTCGGCACCCAAAGCAATCCACAATTGGTAGAGCCAATTATAGTTCTCAACAGATTGCCTCACCCAGATATTAGAGGGGTGGTTGGCGTGTGAGGCTTTGTAAATCAGAGAGTCTTTGGTTGTGTCTTGGAAGACATATCGTTTGATTCTGCTGCCGCTCTTAGACCTGCCAATGACCATTTCGCCATCGATAACTCTATGCGCTGTACTGAGCAGTTGTGCGTATTCAACACACATCTTAGAGGAATGCGTGTCACAGTGTTGCATTGCGCAAATCACTGGATCTGTGTGTAGATAAAAGATGTTCATGTTAGTGTTCCTTCGATCGAAATTACTAGAGTATTATCTCTCATAAACACTAACAGAACAATCTCTTATAACCTATTGATTTTCTTCTGGTTTCTCACCCGTATCTATAAATTTAGCTGGAAATGATACTGATTCTACTATATCTTCTTCTTTCATGAAAGACACAGGCTTAACACCACCATCAGTTAGATAGTTGAGAATTTCCTTCTCAACGTGATTCAAAGAGTTGTACATTCTTTTGAGCTCTTTGGTAACAGTTTCGTTTCCACGACAACTTCTTCTCAGCTGCTTTGCTTTTTTACCATTCATTTGATTTCCTCGTTTAAACTATCCGCGATTTCTTGTCTCAGTTCCTTTGGTGCTTCTTTATCTAAAAGCTTGATGTCACTGGCTTTAAATTTATATGTTTCCCAATACATCTTTTGTTTGCAAAGGAGTTTGTAACCTAAGTCTCCATAGAAAAACTTCCAATTATATACTTCGGGGTATTGGATCATTCATCTTCTCCTAATGCCTCACAAGCAGCGATTACATCTGGGAAGTGTGTTCTAAGAATATCCCAAGCAATCTCAGCAACTTCCATATGTTCTTTCTGCGTGCCATTACCCATCCGTAATTCACAGTAATGAATCCAAGAGCGCAGAGTGCCCGACATGTACAATGTAGTTTCAGTAAGACCTTCAGGTAGCAACGCTCGAGCTTGTTCCTTTGCAATACCCATATTCAGCGCCATCTCGTAACCGTCCTTTGCTGCCCTAGCGACCTCTGCTTGTAGCTCGTTGAAAACTTCTTGTGCCTTGGCTTGACGGGTTACGTCTTCATCAAGCATGCTCAACTGTCGGTTTGTTGCGTGTTGTTTTCTAGCTTCTCGTTTGACCGTGAAGTTCTCACTCACCGCATAACGCTGAGAGAATTCTTGGAAAGAGAATGACCGATGTCGTAGAATCTGACGAGAGATGTCTCGAGTGGTTACGATTTCCATCGTAACACTAACCATCTCGAAGGGAGACCAATGGCCTTCTTTAATTAAATACCCGAGTAGCTTCTTGGCGGTCTTGGTGTTATTCTGGTTTGCTGGGTTGGAGACCCTAGCAGCGTACGCAATCAGCTCATTTGCTGAGTGACATCCTGTCGCCGCGCTTGGTTGTGTTAGACCTACTAGGCTTACTCTAGTCATATGCACCCTCCATGTATGTTCCTGGAACTGAATAAAATGCAATCACAACATGTAACGCGCGCGCAAGCGCCGCGTCTTGTTCTGTGCCGTCTTGTTCGAGCATCGCTGATTGCTCTAGTAGGTCTTGGAGAATTATATCATCTAAAACTTCATCTTTAAACATATCACGATATGTCATTATCAATTTCCTCTAATAATAAATTTTTGTCGTTATTCGAAGATCCAACTATAGCAATTTTTTCTTGCTCAATCAACGCCATTATTGTATTTGTGACATCTAATTCTTTCTGCAGAAACCACATCTTTCTTTTTATTTCTTCAAGTTGTTCTTGATAGAATTCAAGTTCCTTTTCTTTGCGGAGTCTTTGTTCAATGATGTCTGTCAATAAAAGAATTTTCTTTTCTTCTGTCATTTCAACACCTCATAAAAGAATGGCTCCCTGTCTTGGGCTCGAACCAAGGACATTGTGATTAACAGTCACACGCTCTACCAACTGAGCTAACAGGGAATTTAAGTGAAATCGCCGTATGTTTCCTTTCTCTTCTTATAGAATCGGTACAGCTTAATATACCAAAGGACAGTAGACGGGTATTGTAAGACGTTGGGTAAGTTAGGAAATACTCTTTGTAGCTCTTCGACCATTTCTTCAGGAGTTTCGATTTCTACTAGTTCTTTGTATTCCATGATTAACTTTGCTCTTACTTGGAATGGCTTGGTTTCTTAATCTCTACGAACCATTCATGCTTCTGTGTCTTTGGGTTGTATTTCTTCAGACGCATCTTATCTTTCTTTTTGTTTTTAGAAACAGTGTAATGATAATCGTGAGACTCACGAGTTTGTCCTTCTGGAATCAGGTAGACGATATCGTTATCTTTCCTTGCCATGATACTTCCTCAATAATAAATTGGTGCCGCCACCAAGAGTCGAACTCGGGACCTACTGATTACAAATCAGTTGCTCTACCAACTGAGCTATAGCGGCAATATCTTTATATATAACTGGCGCAACGGACGAGACTCGAACTCGCGACCTCTGGCGTGACAGGCCAGCATTCTAACCAGCTGAACTACCGCTGCAACAAAATCTAAAATTGGTGGAGGGGGCTGGATTCGAACCAGCGTACCTCGCGGATCGGATTTACAGTCCGACGGTTTTAACCACTCACCCACCCCTCCGTTAGAACTCCTCGTAATCAAGTACTGGGTGACTGAGAGCTTCTCTCGTCTTATTGATAGTAAATTCAAGATCTTCAATCGACTCTTCTTGCAAATCAATTGCGTCTTGGGTGCACATGTTAGGTTTACCCTTTTCGTCATAATAGACTTCATGTATGCCGTACCACGTAACGCCTTCTATGGTTTTCTTTACTACTCTGTAATTCCAGCTCATTTGATTCCGTTATAAATGGCGGAAGATGAAGGATTCGAACCTTCGATACCCTATTAAGGTATGCTGGTTTTCAAGACCAGTGCATTCAACCACTCTGCCAATCTTCCTATTTTTTATTTTTCTCGTTTATGAGACGATCTTCTCTATCTTGAATTTTTACGCTGATCCAGCAAGCCGTAATGATGCCAATCCAAAATAGTAATATGAATGTCATAATATTTTCTTTCTACATGCTCGTTTTGATGCCACGCGCTTCTTGTCCTGCATTACTACTGCTTTGTTAAACTTATGTGCATGTTTTGCTACAGGGTTATGTCGCACAACTGCTTTAGTTTTCATTACCGTTCCTAATAAAGTGGTGGAGCTGATAGGGATCGAACCTACGACCTGTTCCGTGCAAGGGAACCGCTCTCCCAACTGAGCTACAGCCCCAATTTATTATTTAACTTCTATACCTTCCAACCAATGTTCTGCTAACAACACTCGGTTTAATAGATGCATCACTTCTATGTCTTCTTTGCTGTTACCAAAATACGGCACGGCGAAGTATTGTTCGACCATCATAGTGTTGACGCTACGACGGGCATCGGCTTTAGAATCATAGACCATAAAGTCGCCTAGGATTCTACCAAACTTACCCTTTCCATCTTTGTGCGTCACAAGCGTTGCGTCACCATGACTGAGCATTAACTCGAGATATTTCTTTGCAGCGAGTCCAAATTTCTTTTCAACTTTGTCGCGAGTACGCGACTCGGGTGTGTCTATTCCTCGCAGCCTTACTCTTTGGTTTTTGAGCACAACGTGAAAACCAAGGTCGATGTCCACATCGACGGTATCTCCGTCTACTACTCTCTTAATGATGCATCGATATTCGTACATTCTACTTCCTTTTACCCTTATTATATATGCTCTTGTTAGTGTTCGTGGGTAGTAGCCTTAATGGTTTGTATGGTAACATACCTTTCTAATTGCTCCATCAGCTGTCTATATCTTGCTTCTAACAACCCTTGGTCTTTGTATGGACCAGTCGTCAACCCATATATGGGATCGTCGTCTAGCTCTCTATATAACTCCAGAATAATTTCTTCTTTACCGCTACCGTCGTCGAACGGCGTAACAATTAGAGTCATAAAATTAAATTCTAGTAATTGTTGGAGCAGTTTAGATCCTTCTGAATTTGAATTACGTTGTGGCATTGTCGCTCCTGCGCACCATTTAAGACAGCCTGTTCGACGTCATCCAATAGACAAGCCGCTAAGGCATCAGAGAAGCCCAGTCTGGCCAATCTCAAGAAGTATTTATCGTCTTCCTTGGGACATCCATTTTCTCGGTATTCATTTAGAACATCGTCAATTGGCGCGTAGGTCATCTTAAATCCTTAGAGAAAATGACTGAGGTAAATGGTGCCAAACCCGATCACAACACAGAAGATAAACCCAATGAAGGTTTCTAATTCTGATTCGTAGAATACCACTTCTTCAACAACTTCTGGCTTCTTATAGATTGAACCGACTGCATTCCCGTACATATTCACTTCCCTTTCCTTATTTACAAGAGTATTATCGCTCATATACACTAATCAGGCAACCGTTGGTAAGTTGTTGATTAGTAAAGATTAATAGGTTTCTTTGTTTTTCTCGTGTGAAATCAATAGGTTACGCGCCGAAGCCATCACCCATGGGTCTCGGTGAGGTAAGTGATACCCCGAGCTTCCGTCCCACCCTTCAAAATACTTGTCATACTGGTCTGAATAGGCGTTTGGAGAGGCTTGGAGGAGCTCTGCGAGCTCTTTCGCTGCAGCGTCGAACTGGTGGTCAGCCCAAATATTCTCGTCGAGAGCGTAGTAGAGACAGCTGTGAACAAGCATTTGTAACCTTCTGCGCTTGATGAGTTCTCCTACCTCGCTCTCTGGATTCGGGAACTGATATGCGCCAGCTTTTTTCTTCGTCTTTCCCATTAAACTCTCCTACCTAAAGATCAAAAATATCGCCAACAAAAGGATATCCGCGGTGGCTACACCCCACAAGAATCCCATCCAAAACTTCATAAAAAGTTCTGATCTGTAGTCGTTCACGAGGCTTTCCGAAGCCTATCAGCAAGAGCGATATCGCGAACCATCTCTTGATCTAAGGCATCTCCATAAAACCGATCTTTCGGAAATAGGGTGAACCTGCGCAGAGTGGCGTCGATAACTTCGGTGGTGCTCAGCTCGTCGCCGAATCGGTTGAGCATAACTCTTAAAAACTTGGTGATCGCAAAATTATCCATTTAACTCTCCTTACGCGCAGATTGAATATCTTGATGATGTGACTCGAAAGCTTGCTTTCCAGTTATGAAAGACGCTGTATGATTCACTACGAGTGAGTTTAAACTCTTCTCGTAACATATTAATACATTCAAACTTACTTTCGCCGTACTCTTGCATTGTCACCAACGCCTCGTACATCATGTGTTTTTCCCATTCTTCTATCATTCGCATTTGCGTTTCCTTTTCTTTAATTACTAGAGTATTATCGTTCAAATCAGCTAACCCGACAACCAGTGGTAACTCATTGGAATTAGAAAGCTTTTAGCTCATTGAGAATCATGGTGTCACGGACATCGTCTTGTGACATTGATACAAGGCACGCTCGGAGCGCGTCCTCGGCAGAGAGAACACCATCATCTACCATACTCATCATCAGGTCGCGATAGTCTGTTGACTCGTAGTAAGTGTCAGTCTCTTGTTCAATGAAATCCATGAGAGCGCCGTCAAAGTAGTTGTCAAAGTCCCGAGGCAATGAACCAGCTCTTTTCTCGACTAGGATATTGAGGGTGTCACGATTGAAAGTATAACGAAATTCAGTATCACCGTGTTCCTCGTGATCTTCAATTTCAGACGGATTGTGATTAAGAATAAAATCGTCCTGCAACTGGTAACCACATGGGGTGTCGTTTGCTTGACATTTCAACGCAGAGGAAAAATACTTCGCAGCGCCTTCGGGATAACCATCATAATGAAGGTAGAAGGTTTTAGTTGCTGCATCGGTATCACCAAGAGATGAAACAAATTGGTAAGTTGCTCTAGTAGACATTTCGCTTCCTTTTCCTTATTTACAAGAGTATTATCTCTTAAAAACATTAACGAGACAACAGCTGGTAAGTTGTTGATATCACACGCAACTTACTTCTCCTATTCGGGGGGTGCTTTGAACGCTTCTGCCCAAGCTTGGAACACTTGTATGGATTCTTTCTTACTCAAACCGAAGGTTTCTTGCAGAAGTTTGGGTGCACCAAACATATTGATTTTACCACTTTCACGCAACTTGTCCAGAAAAATAAACATTTCATTACCCATTACACTGTCTCCCATACCTTTACGACCATGTTATCATCGGTGCAAGAACCCTCACCAACTTCCCTTACAATCTCGCATCCGTTCTGTTCCCATCGAAACGGAGTCATGAACTCAAAGTGGTGCGTTACACCAGCATAAGAACTGTAACGCGATTCGGTGATCTTGCCGAGAACTCTCACATTCGAACCGACATAATCGATTTCGCAAATCTTACCTTTCAAATCTCTCATTGTGTAACTCCTTCGTCAGATAAAAACTCATCAATTTCTTCGTCGCTCATACCAACACTGAGACAAGCACTGATAGCATCGTTGATCTGCCCGTCTTGAATCAAATCAAGCGCGTGAATCAAGTATTCACCGACTTCGCCTTTTGCATACCATGGGACCATATTTCACTTCCTTTCCTTATTTACAAAAGTATTATCTCTTAAAAACATTAACGAGACAACAACTGGTAAGTTGTTGATATTATTGTGCTTTTAGAACATCTCTTCATCAGCAGCTTGTTGAACACAAGATTCGAAGGTAGTATCGTAAGGGTTCATGCTGCCAGAGAAGTTGAACACATCATACGAATCTGCTGTCTCAAACGAGTCCGGAAAACATTCACGCATGATATATTTCGCTTCTCCTCCTAGCATCTTCAATTCTTCAATGATTTCTTGTAATCGCCCAAGGTTATCAACTTTGTTCGTCATCACGCGACCTCTTCTTTTTTCATTATGCGAGGCTTGGCTTGATCAAGCAGGAAATTTGCATTCAGGTAAGCAGTCTCACCTTCAAACCGCGCGAAGTAAGGAAGGACTTCAACCATGACCCAATCGCTGAGAGTCTTTTTACAGGCAGTGTTCTTCATTCGGTCGATCCGAGTGATCTTACCTTCGAGGTACCCCGCAGCAGATTTCCATCCTAAGATGTCACCAAGATCAGCTGCTTCAAACTTTCTGTATTCTATTGCTGCCATTTCACTTCCTTTTCCTTATTTACAAGAGTATTATCTCTTAAAAACATAAATAAGACAACGGCCCGTAAGCCGTTGAATTTTATAGAGTTTTAGAAATCGGGTAGGCCAGGAGGGTTATCACCCAACCGCGTAACCGGTAAACCCTTTAAAATTTTAACTGCATCAGCAGGCGGGTTTTCATTTAACCAACCGGCGTTTTTTAAAATATTAAAATCATCAGGGTGAAGCGGAATTTTTGAGGCTTCAGGTGAATTTTCTAAAAAGCGTGAAATTCGTTCAGTTAACGGGGTTTTTCTAAACATTTTTACAACCTTCTTTTCAATGGACGAGTATTATCGCGCAATGAAGGTTAAATGTCAACAAAGCGTAACTGGTTGATTTTTATAGAGTTCTATTGTCTTGAGGAGTTCTTCAGCCCAGTCGTCTCGATGTTCTATGAACACCTGCGGGTCTTCATTATCCACCGCAATTATGGTAACGAGTTGGGTAATTGGCATACCGGTGCGTTCTTCCCACATGATCGCGTAACCAGCTTCTTGCTGGAAGTAGCTCTTGACAAATTTTCTTGGCTTGGGGCGTTTACTTGTTTTGAAGTCGATGATGGCGGGTTTACCGTCGAATTGGGCAACACAGTCAACACGGCCAGCAATGCCAAGGTGGTCTGAATAAAGCGGTAATTCTTGGCCATAAACCTTTCCGATTCTTTCATTTAAGATACTCCTTACAGAGATTAGTGACTGGATGATATCGGGGGTATACTTAGCTTGCAGCAAAGACCAATCTTCGTTGTTGATGTACTCTTCAATACATTCATGAACAAGACTGCCTCGAGTAGAAGCGCGATACGATATCTTGTCAGCTTCTGCGTCGCCAACCTTGGCGCGCCACTTAGCAATAGAATCTTTGGACAAGACGCTGAGCACAGTAGTTATTGACGGGTATGCTTTACCCTTCGGTGTCTGGTATCTTCGACCAGTAGACTCTGTGATACAACCAAGGTCTTCATAGCCAAGGTCGATTGGGGTGTGTTCGAAGTTTGCTGCTTGCATCTTTATCACTCTATTTCAATTTACAATACTATACTATATCTTGAGCAATTTATCAACAAGGCGCAACCTGTTGATTAGTAAGTGGATTTATTTCTTCTTAGCCCTCTCGAGCTTCTCTAGATGTCTGCGTTGATTTCTGTTGAGTGGAACCTGAGGCAATTGAACTTCAGGAGTTTCAACGGGTGGAGTGGAAGGTTCGTCTAGAATGCCATCAATCACATCATTCGAGACACCATCTTGGAAATTGTTGAGGCGAGACATTGCCAATTTAATTTCTTTCCTTGGCTCTTTTGGAGCCTTGGGTTGGCGTTTCTCGTAGACCTCAATTGTTACGTTTCCTGACGTCGGAATTTTAAATCCATCATGAGTGTGGTGTAGATGGAATTCAGTGTTAGGAAATTCTTCAAATAGGTTTTTCCAGACAGGTCGCCAGTTCTCAATCAACCGATAATTATTATTATTATCTCGATCGGCCATTAGATACAAATCAGTAACGCTTCGCATATTAAAATCAAACAAAGAGTCAAACCCATACAGGTGGATTTCTGTAGCGCCTTGTCGAGCCGCCGCATAGTGCACAGCCATCATACCACAATTAAAGTTTGTTGCGCCACCTGCATATTCAGGAACATGTGGATACATTTCCCGTACATTCTTGGCATACTTTAGATAGAAACCTGGTTGCTCTTGCATCCAGATTTGTGGGCGGGTGCCGAGAATCCAATCGTACTGATCGAGCCGCAATGAACCTTCTGTGAGAGCATGCATCATTTTGAAATCGACCATGCAAGAAGCAAACACATTCTCGATCTCAAACGGAGGCATGTTACAGATCAACACCTTACCTTCTCTGGGTGCTCGTTTGAAAAGAATAGCGTTGTCGCCGTTACCTACAATGTGAAAAACTTTATTGGTCATTATACATCAACTTCTTAATTTGCTCTTTGCCTTTCGGCCCCGTCCAGTGCATTACCAACTTATTTGGGTTATCTTGCCCATCTAATAGTTGTATACGTAACCAGTTATAGATGTTTGGTAATGTAGTTATATATCTTGTTCGTAATAGTGGAGTCAAACTTACCATTTCATGTAGCACTTCTTGGTCACCAGTGTTAGGGCTATTCTTACACTGCTCTGCCCACTTGAGTAGAATATCTGGTTTACCTTTAAAGGCAATTGTCCCTGAATTGTGCCACGTTTCGCCACGTCGCGCGATCCAAGGTTTGTCTTCACACATGCCCAATTTGTTTTCTTCGAGGTGTGAGAAGATATTACTTAGATCGCCTAATACATGCATGTCGGTATCTAACCAACAGACTTCCTTAGCGTTACATTCGACTAGACAACGAGGTTTAAGGAACCAACCATTTACTCGTTGTTTAGTAACATTCAGAATATCAGCAAATTCAGATACCTGATAGATCCATGCGCGCATCTCATCGCTTACACCAAAGTCAGCAAAGACAATCGGAGTAGTGTTATGCTTGACATAATTCTTCAAGAACCAAGGAAGCATCCACTCTGTGTTTCTATCACAGCCGGTGATAAAACATCTATCTAAGGATTTCAAAGTTCTCTCCCCCATTCCAGTTATGCTTTGCCAAGCAGCCTTCTTCGCGTTGAATGGTGGAGAAACTATCATCCGCTTTCATCGGCCAAGGATAGTATTCTTGTAGCCAAGGGAATCTTGCTGAGTGTATGAAAATATCTGTCGGGCCAGCGTCAATCTTAGCGCGCTCGATGAGCTCTCGAGCACCAGCGGGTTTAACTCTATACGCATGTGCACCAGGAAAATAGTTCTTGCTTATTAGTGGTCCGACACCCAAAGATTCTGGGGTTTTAAACTTACCATAGCTCGGGTAACCAAGGTTGATGCATTTATCATAAGGAATGAATGCAGGTAAATGCCCGATACAAACTGCGTCATGCTCAAAGATTTGATATTCCTCATTGTCAGCCACACACATCTCCCAAAGCGTATGGTGCGACATAAACGCTGCCATACAAGAATCGGGGAATGAATATTTCTCGTGAAAGTTCTCCGGAGATATTCCTCGTTCTTTCATCATCCCAGCGGGATCGTCAGCTGGAGTAATCGCAGCGAAAGCGCGCACAGCAAAATCAGGTAAAGAATTGACGCATCGTTTAGCCACTCGCATGGACGGCTCTGTGTTTAATGTAATTACAAATGATTTCATCTTGTTGTGCTCGATGTTAACCCTGCTTGAATTGCCGTGTAATATGGCTTAGAACAACCCAAAACTCCAGGTAATAATTGTTTACACATTATGGCGTCATTTGGCCAAGCGCCAAAATCCCGCACTGCTTTGAGAAGCTTTCGTGCACCTTCAGGTTTGATCATATACGCAGAATTTCCCGCCAGACCCTGTGGCACTTGATCCTTGTCGATAGTGGGAACAGGGACAACTCCAGGTAATTCGATCTCTGCGGATTGAATCATTTCATGAAATCTCTGAGACTGTCTCGTCGCGCCGATTGGGTTGTTCAACCCGATGATTTGGTAGCTGGAGTTTACTAACGAATCGACATCAACTTTAGAAGTGAAGATTGCATCGTGCTCGAGGATTATCCTTGGTTCTGACACTGAAGCAACAACATTCCAAAGTCTCCAGTGAGACAGGAAACATGCAATCCTCTTTAACGGATCTGCTGTTTCATACGCAGACTTTAACATACCAGACTTTAAATCTAGCTCTTCGCCCGTCCAAGGATAATTCCAGACAATGCCGCGTTGCATCAGTATATTCTTAACTTCTTCGGGTATAGTTGCTTTAAATTTTTCTATTTCGAATTCGTTGTCGTTGCTCTTCGAACTTTCGATGCATCGATCAGCGGCAGACTTTGATTGCTCATTGCCGGCAATCGTTATCACTAGTGCTTTCATTATATGTGGACTCTATAGATTATGAGAAGTATTTAGATTTTCCTTATTATACTTTACTGGACTTGGAAAGGCAAATGTCATTCCGAGTACTTTAGAATTGATTTGAAAATCTGATTGGTCAATGCCGTTCTTTTTTGCAGCATCGAGCATCTTCTTGGCGCCAGCTGGAGTAACTGCATATGCTGCAGTTCCTGGAGACATGACAGCACCGTGATAGATACTGTCTTTGTAATATTTCAAAGGATAGTTTTCTTTAAACTTATTGACACCATTAAAATATGGTAGCGGAGTTGTTCTGACGTGGCCGATCATATAGTTTACCAGTGGCTGGAACCCACTCAAAACGTTCGGTTTTTGCCAACAATACTCGTAGGACAGGAAGCAGTAGTCATCAAAATTCTGCCATCTAACGTTCCATGGCGCGATGCAAATTGCATCATGTTCTATAAACAGCATAGTCTCATCTGCTTCAATAACATCTCTATAGAATCTCAGGTTATTAAAAACGCAACTTTTCTTCAACAGATATTTTTCTGGTTCGTTGGTCTTAAAACTTTCGAGTCTTCCTCCAGGTAAATCTTTAAATGGGAATTCTGACTCATCGATCGTCTCTGGAGTGAGACCAGGATAGAGCTCAACCTCATAACCATGCTTCACAAATGAGTTATAAGCTTCTTTCGATTGCGCCTCAGATGCCTTATGGCCTTCTATATAAATTATTCTACCTTTCATTATTGTACCTTTACTTGGCCAATGTAGCTGTGGATATCTTCTGGAGTGTTGTGTCTAATATATTTAAAATCTACAGGAGTTAGTTCTTCACGAGCACTACCAACCTTTCCCTTTCGAGTTTTATAGAAATTGTTGAAGCCGTCGTTTCTCATATCTATTTCTTTCTTCCTTTCTAGGTCATATAGATTATCGAATGAGCAGTACTCAATTGTTTTCTTAATGCACGCGTTATTTGGCTTACCCTCGAATAGTAGTTTTATGATGGGAGTTAATGCCTTAATCGGAGCAGTTTTTAATTGCTCATAACTCACCGCGATTTCAATTTCTTTAATTTCTTGTAACGCGGTGTAGTAGTTAATGATGTTTGGTAGGCCCACATCATTATCTCGGATAAATTCGCTTACAGTGCCCTTATACATTATATATCGTTTGCAACAATCGTCATAGTAGCTCACAATTGTGTCCGCCACCCCACGACTCAGCACCACGACTTTATCCTTTGGATTCTTCCCTTGGAGTCTAGTGTTTATCGATTTAATTGAATCTCGGTCAGAATTAACCGAAAACCCTACATGAGTGAATTTATACGCTACTGGCTTTTGACCAGAGTAAACAGCGTACTGTTCGATTAATTTGCGTAACCAAGTTCTTCCTGATTTAGGATATGAAATGAAATATACCATCTTTCTTTATTCCACTGGTATGTGTATTTGCGTAGGTCCGTGCTGGATCAACGTTAGTGAGTTTTCTTCGACAATCTCGTTAACCGCTTGAGTTACTCCTGATTTTCCTGGCCCATCTACTCTCCACGAATAATCATCGCCGAAAATATTTCCTCCAGGTTTGACAACTCGTAGAGCACTAATAAGGTCTTTCTTGACTCCCTCGTATTTATGGCTACCGTCCAGATAAATCCAATCGAGAGAGTTTGTCTCTCTGTCTTTAAACCATTCATCTGATGTCATTCTGTATATAAATGCTCGAGGGTCGTTGCTGAACCTTTCAACCACTTCTTTGTAGACTTGGTCATAGTATTTTAAGAAATGACTCGCGCCGGTGCCACCGACAATATCCTTATAACGTTCGAAGAACCTTTTTCGGAATTCTTTGTCTTCGACTAGAGCATCACGGTAAGCGTCCAGGTGCCATGAATCTACTAGATGTAATTCTTTAATTGGACACATTAAGAAAAGCTGAGAAGAGTCTCCACGCCACACGCCAATTTCAGCACCAATAGATTCTGCATGCAACCAAGGGAGAATTGCCCGAGACCATCCATTAGACCCAACCATCATGGCATGATTCCTCTATTTGTTTATTATTTCCCAAAGCTGAGGAATGTCTTCCCCTTTGTTGGGAAGTTTGTCTCTTAAAAAGAAATGCACAAAATGTGCTTCGGTAATGACTTCATCGACAACACCCTTATACAAAGCGTTGTATTTCCAAGGAAGATGCTTGATGCTCATTCCTTCTTTCTTTATCCACCAATTGAGTAATGTTTGGTCTGTCGACCACTTCCAAGCACCATCGCCGTCAATGAATCGTTTGAACTCGTATCGATTCAAGAACTCTTTAGGCGACTGCCCTCTCAAATATTTTTGAAATCCTTCTTTGTTCATGACCATTAAACCCATGTTGAAGAATTCGCCACCACGCTCGTTCCATTTCCAGTCAACATCGTTGAGAGAGGAGTATTGCATACGAGAGTAATTCTTTATTTTATTGACATATTCTACGGTAAGAGGCATCTCCCGCTCACAAACCGCGCCGAAATCATATTCTGGAGTCATCTCGTCAAAGATATTTGGAGCAGAACCTTTAATGTATATGTCTGCGTCTACAATGGCGATTTGATCGTATTCGTCAAAATGGGCAAAGGCGTTTTCTTTTTCGTAGATGGGCAAGTACCCACCATATTTTTGGTAAGATTCTTCGCTTCTGTTTGTAACAAAAACATCGGGCTTAATGCGTAACATAGGAAATGTTTGGACGTGATGATCGATCCCGTGCAACCCACAATATCTCTTAGCAGAATCTATGCAAAATTGATAAAGAAGAGAAGGTGTTCCAACAGAAACTTGATATATGAGACGTTTCATCCGTTACTCTCTATAATTTGTTGTAATCTTGCTGGTGGTACCTTTTTTATATCAGCGCCCCAGTCGTCGAGATCTTTAACGAACCTCGTTCGACTTTGATCACCATTCTTACTAATCTTGTTCTTGTCTTTCTTTTTGTTTCTTGGATCGAAACGTGTATACTTTGCCACTGGTGTTGCTCTCTTGTTGTTAGACTTCGTACTCGCTCGGAAGCTTATCCAGCTTCGCGAGATAATTTTCCATCTTATGGTCAGACAAACCAACAAATTTATTGCCAGCCATAAACCCCTTTACGTATCCTATTAACAAAGACATAGTTGATTTGGTAGTGATTATGCCATCATAGTCCATCCAAACGTTTATGCCTTGATGTATGAAACCCATCGCGCGAGGAGGCACTCGAGTTACAATATCTCGATTGTTCTGAACGCGGTAGTGAGTAAAGGTACAAGCGTCGACAAACTCTTGGGTGCCCACTTTAGGAGACCCAAATGTAACAAGAGCTGTGATCTTCGATGGCGCGAGCCTAGAAGCGGCGATTGTTGCCATACCAGCACCAAGACTGTGGCCAGTCAAATAAACTGGGGTTTTCTTGATCTTTACCAGATCATCTCGAATTTCAGTCCAGATCTTACTGAGCTCTTTCTTGAACCCAACATGAATCTTACCACCCGCTTGTGCATTGTTCTTTCCCGCGTACAAGTCAGCTTTGATGTCGCTCGGTTCAGTTACTTCTGTTCCTCTGAAGGACAGGACATAATGGTCGGCTGCTTTAAGTAAATACGCCTGTGCGCCTTTCTTATCATAGAATTTCTCTATTTTGCACCCAAGCTGCTTAAATGAAGCTGTTACCAACTTGCTCGGATCACTATATGTTAATTGAGATATCTTTGCAAAGTATCGAATTTCGCTGATGTTCATGATTACCCTTGGCCTCTATATTTTTTAAAATTGCGTTTTTTAGATTTATTCATTGATGACATCTTCATACGACCTCTACCAATAGAAGTCCCCTTCGGTGCCTTTTCAACTTTGTCACTTCCGCCATGTAGCGCCATTATACATTCTCCAATCTAGACATTAATCTTTCCGCTCGGTTTGATACTTGATTATACCATCTCGAGTCGCGCCCCTCAACAGCGGCAGTTTTCCAATCACCAGCTTCAATCGCTGCGATCATTTTCTTGAACTTAGACAGACGTGGTCTGCCCATGTTAAATATCATATTAACGATAATCTGCTGGACTTCTTCAGGGAAGTTGTCGAATTGACCACCTGGAAATAATTGATGACATTCAGCAATAGATGTATCTAGGTCTTGTTCAAACGCTTCCCAAACTCTTTCTTCACTGATTTCAGAGCCTTCCGGTTGATCGGATTCAGGGTCGGCTTCTGTAATTAAATGTCCTACGCCAAAGGTGGGGTAACCGAGGTGATCAAGATAGATTTTATATTCTACCCCCTCGTCAATCTTTAGTGTTTCAAATACTTCGTTTCGGTTCATTGTTGTTTCCTCAAGTACACTACGTTGGATTTTAATGCGACAGGCGCGGGTTTAGGAGTTTGTAGTATCCCCAACTTCGACAACACAGCAACCTTTAACCCATGGGGTAAGCAGGGAGGAAGAAGCGATAGTACTTCCTCTTCTATGTGGGTTAAATTATGCATCTTTGATAATTCCATCGTCTATGTTTTAATCGTGTTGTTTCTGCCGGATCCTTTCTTGACCGCTTTCAATAGATCTTTCCAGTCTCCTGAAGTTTTATTTATAATACTGCCTGTATGGGTAATAATAGAGTAGGATCCGAGATGCACTTGCTCCCATTCTCCGGCTGCAACCAACTCTTCTTTCTCTGCTATTTTTAAGAACATTTCTTTCACTTCACCAGTCTTGGTGTTTTTCATATCATATGTTGGCATTTATGGCACCTTGAATTCGAATTGTGTTAGACCATATGGGATCAATTTGAGGTTCTGTTTGGAGGCGAATTCAGGAACAGCTTTTATTACTCCTGCTTTACCACCACCACCTTGGTTTCGGTAGTCGTCTCCGAAGATGCTCCCTCCTGACTTAACTTTCTTGAGTGACATTTGTAGGTCAAACAAACAGCCTTCATAGGTATGGTCACCGTCAATATATATCCAGTCTAGATAATTATCTTCGATGGAATCAAAGAATTCTTTTGAATAAGATCTGTGTACAGTGACATTATTTTTGGAACCAAATTCTTTTTCAATTTCTAGGTAGAGCCGATCGTAATATTCCTGGAAATCTTCGGGGTTCTTGCTGCCGACAATATCTTTATATCGGTCCAGTTTTTGATCTAATGTTCTTCCTGAGTTGACACCCATGCTGTATGGATCAACCATATGGAAATGTGATAGGTTTTTTTCTAGAAATTTTCGACTAGTCTGGCCTTTCCAGATTCCGATTTCAGCTCCAATCGAATTGGTTGGTATCTTATGCAGGATTTGATTGACCTGCGTGTTCGTACCCTTCATCATAATTATTTTACCTTTGGTGATTTATTAACAGCAGGAGCCTCTAACAGAAGCTCCTACCGAGATGATGATCACCCCCTTATTAATTTATTCTATTCAACGATATTACGTTGTGTCCAAGTTTAAATGAGTCTTTTTTAAATTCTTCTATTGGATTGTTTACTACCATTAGCACTCCTTTTATTAGTTTCTTGAACATTATATAAATTAGGGGATCAATCCAGGAATTGCCTCCTGTACGATTTTTTTGGTTAATCCCTTCACTGGGTTCTTTTTGTTGATTACAGACACCATCAATTTAGCGTCAGCTGGGTGAATTGATTCGAGCATATCTAAAAAGATTTTTTCTCTCTTAACAGATATTAACGAATCACTGGCCGCAATACCTTTGACCAGATACTTAAAATTCAAATGCATCTTTCGTAAACTGCTGGGTGGGGATTCTGGCTCATTGGGGGTATATGGTGGTTCGCCTCCAGGTAAATTCCACTGAACTCGATCGTCGTACAATCCTCGCAGAATGTCTTTAATCGCAGGAGTCGCGTTTTGTTGAAGCGCTGAAATACGGTCTGTTCGATTTTTTGCTTTCGAGACCAGTTCGAAAATTTCATGCACTTCGAGTGTATTTTTGTAAGCCATCGTTTTAATCCTCACGATACAATAATATTTAGGTTTTTATGTGTTTTGAGTTTATCCTACACATTATGAGTTCATTATAGTAATCTTCTCTTAAAATGGCGTCAGTTTCAAACTGCCATTTTGCTTCGTAGTAAGAACACTCGCCTTTAGTAATACAGAGCCTGAGAATGGTGCGTTCGTATTCATCTTCGCCTTTCTCTACAACCCTTTCTTTCAGAACGTTACTTGACCCGAAATAGGTTTTCCAATCAGACAAGACTTTGGTTTTAACTTTGCGTTTTCTTGTTTTAGTTACAGGCAGGGTTTTTGGTTTCCAAAACAACTTCTTTCCGATATATTTCATACCAGTAGTTTTTTCTCGAATCGTATACACAAATCCGACATATTGTTCCAGATAATCCTGTTCGGGGTCGAAGGGTTCACCCTTATAGATCCACATGTCAAAGTCTCGATAATAACGTACAAGACTTACTTATATGTGTCTCTCGACCCCTCGGAGGAAGGAAGAATTATTGTTAAACACTTCCCCAAACTTCTGACCAATCGCCCGACAGAGCGCCCCGAGCGTAGTCTGTGGCTCTGTTTTCAAAGAAGTTGGTGTGCGTCGGAGCGTTGATCATCTCTTCAACCCAGCGGATTGGATTTTTCTTAACTTTGAAGATACCCTTCAGTCCAAGAGAAATTAATCGACGGTCTGCGATGTAACGAATATACTGTTTGACTTCAGCAGGTGTCAACCCCTCCATTGGCCCCATTGCAAAAGCGAGGTCAATGAACTTGTCCTCTAGCTCTACCATTTGTTCGGCAATAATATAAATTTGAGATTTCAATGAATCGTTCCAAATTTCTAGATTCTCCTCGACATATGTTCGAAACAGCTTAATCATAGATTCTGCGTGCATCGTCTCGTCCACAATAGACCACGTAACAATCTGGCCCATTCCTTTCATCTTACCATGGCGGGGGAAGTTCAAGAGCATGATGAAGGAAGAGAACAGTTGCATACCTTCAGTGAACGCGGAGAAAGCTGCAATATTAGTTGCAACAGATTCCTTTGTTCCATTCGAATGTGATAAGTCCATGAAGTATTGATGCTTGTCTCGCATTGCATCATACTCTAGAAATTCATTGTAAGTTGACTCTGGCATACCCAGTGTTTCAATTAAGTGTGCGTATGCTGCCACGTGTAACGCTTCTCTTGCAGCGAACCCAGTCAGCATCATTCTAACTTCTGGTTGCGGGAAATACGGTAAGTAGTTCTTAACATACCCACCAGCAACATCGATGTCTCCTTGAGTAAAGAACCGAAATATGTTAGTAAGAAATCCCTTCTCATTATCGGTTAATTTTTGTTTCCAGTCTTTAACATCTTCTGCCATCGGCACTTCAGTGTGTAACCAATGTGACTGCTCATGTTTTAACCAAGCGTTGTACGCCCATGGGTAATTGAATGGTTTGAAGTATGAGCGTTCTTCTAATAAGTTTACTTTGGTAGACATTTATTATCCTTCACAAGCGATACAAACTGAATCGTCAATCATTGCTTGAAAATCCAATTCTTTAATTACTTCTCTTTCAATTTTCTTAGAGACTCGATCAGCCTTACCGAGTTTTTCTGACCTACAATAGTACAAGGTCTTCAATCCCATTTTCCACGCCATGTAATGTACTGCATGCAGATACTTAACATTTACGTCTGGTCGGAGAAACAGATTTAATGATTGTGCTTGGTCGATATACGTTTGGCGGTCAGAGGCGTGTTCAATGACCCAACGTTGGTCGATTTCCATGGAAGTCTTGAAAATGCTCTTAGTATAATCGTCTAGCGCGGTAACATGTTGTACTGACCCGTCGTTCGCTATGATCGAAGACCAAATATCGTCATAGTCTAGCTTAGTGTTTTCTTCACATAGCGTTGTAATTAGTTCGTTGAGATACTTGTTCTTGTTCAAGAAAGAACCCGAGAGGGTATCTTGTCTGTATGCATTGGCTCTGTACGGTTCTATCGAGGGAGAAGTATTACCCATAATAATAGAAGAGCTCGCATTCGGAGCAATTGCCATTACGTGAGAGAACCTCTGACCTGTTCCTTCTGCATCAGGAGCTTCACCTCGTTCGGCACCCAACTCAAGGTTTGCTGCATCTAGTCTCTCTCGGATCAGCTTAAACATTCGAATATTCGCAGACTTGGCCATTGGATTCTCGAAAGGTATTCCCTTACGCTGTAGATAAGCGTGGAAGCCCAGCGCGCCGATACCAATAGAACGTTCTCTGGCAGCAGAGAATTTGGCGCGACTGACAGAGTCTGGTGCGTTATCAATAAAGTATTGCAATACATTGTCAAGCATTTCTGCCATATCTCTTAGAAATAACGGGTCTTTTGACCACGCGTCATAGTATTCTAAGTTGACAGAAGACAGACAACAGACAGCCGTGCGGTCTTTATTAGTTGGTAAAATGATTTCAGAACACAGGTTAGACTGATGAATTTTTAATCCTAAGTCTTTTTGGAATTGTGGCATTGCTCGGTTCGAAGAGTCAATGAAGTGTAGGTAAGGCTCTCCAGTTTCCATCCGCATTTCTAAAATACGTTGCCACAATTCTCGGGAAGAGACGGTATCGCGAACTTCACCTGTGTGTGGATCACAAAGGTTCCAACCGTCATCTGCGTTCGGGTCGATCATTGATCTCTCGACTTGCTCCATGAATCGATCAGAGATATTGATGCCATGATGCAGATTAAGACATCGCATATTTTGATCACCAGTGGGCTTTCTCATCTCCAAGAATGCGATGATATCGGGGTGAGTTATGTCTAGGTATGCTGCATACGACCCTCTACGAGTCTTACCTTGCCTATATGCAAGTGAGGAAGAGTCGTATGTTTTAAGGTGAGGAATAACACCGGTGGATTTCTCGCCTGCTGAGCGAATACCGAATCCAATTCCCACACCTCCCCCAAGCATCGACAGCCAATTTGTTTCTGCGAGGTTTTGCACTAACCCTTCTGCGGTGTCATCGATAAAATTTAAGAAACAAGATATAGGCATTCCATGGGATGATTTTCCGAATGATAGTATCGGGGTTGAGTATGACAGCCAATGTTTCGATGAGTATTCGTACAATCGCTGGGCGTGTTCTGGATTTGAGCTGAATTCTTTACTTACAAACGCGAACCTTTCTTGTGGTGAAGATTCGTCTTCTTTCATGTAACTTTCTGATAATCTAGCCATACCTAATTTGTCGAATAGGTTATCTCTAGATCTGTCGATCATTACACCATTATATTCTTCTTTGGCCATTAAAGCTTCTGCCTTTCAATTTCATTATTTGTTAATTATCTATTACTCGCGAAATTCCCATTTCCGACCTTCTTCGTCGAGAAGCAGCAATCTTTTAAGACATTGTTTCGGTTTACCTGTAGTCAATCCAGTAAAGGTATATGTCTTGAAGTTCACCATGGCTTCTTCGAATGTATCGAAGTCGTCATTCCTTACAAACTTGTTATTATAGTAGCTTATTACTCTATACATGTTAGCGACCTACCTGAACCCCTCACGAAACCAAAGAGTACAAATCCATTTCTGACCTTCGAGAACCTTTGCACCTTCATGTAGATGAGAAGGCAGCATCTTATTGTTTACATCAACGAGATTGAACAACAACAATTTGCCTTTTTCTGGAGGAATCTTAATCCCAAGCTCTGGAAAGATTGTACTACCTCCAACACAGGTATTCAAGTAAATTATTGCAGTATATATCCTTTGTCCCGTTGGGCCAAACCCACCAACGTTACCGTAAACTTTCATTAGATTTTCATCGAAAGAATCAAAATGCGGAACAAAAAATCCACCTGACTCATACTTAGCTACTTGTATGTTCTCTCCGGTTTCTGGAGAAACGCCAAGTATCTTTGCTACTCTTTCGCGCAATTCCTTTGCAAAGAGTGCCCTTTTAGGGTCAAACCACGCAACTTGGCACTCGCGCACCGACTGGTCTTTAATATCTTTTCTGGTGTTATTTGTATTTGAGGCTACAGAACCCGAGGTGAACTTGGTTGACTTAGAAATTATATTGTCGCATTCTTCTTCTGTGAAAAATGACGGGATAGTTATTATCGTAGGATCAGAAGAACTGTGGACAAACGACTGGTGAAAAGGTACATACCAACGCTTATACATTATGGTTTTTTATTTTCTTCTTCTGATTCGAGCATTACTCGGTCTAGCTCGTAAAGCATCATAAAGCTCCTTACGAGATACCCTAAGCAAATTCCAATAATAACTCCCGCGCCAAATTCCATAGTTCCTCTTCTTATTTCTCGTCAACAAAGCCTTTCAACTGTCGTGCCACTGCGATTACGTCTTCAGCAGAGACAATATTGATGACAGGGTCTCGTTTTTCTTCTGGGTGTAGAACGTTCCATTCATACCATGCATTTACTTTTTGCGCTCTGTTATTATCTAGGATTTCTTGTGCTCGAGCCAATAATTCAGCGCGGATTTCGAAACCTGTTCTTCCAGTAGGTGGGGGCATAATAAACTCCTAAGTGTGTTTTTGTGTGCTTAATCTAAAATAAAGTGTTTTGGTACCCATCCGAGCTGAGTCAATATACTCGCATCAGCACAGGTGCTGTACCGTTCACCTGATACTTCCTTTACAGGAAGGTTGTTGTCTGGCCAAACGCGTTCAGCCATGTCAACTACTAGTACTGGTCTGCCGTTACCAACATCAATTGCCGGAACATCAGACAGTAAACTAAATTTTTCAATACAAATATCTATAGCGTCTGCTACGTCTTCGACGTGAGTCCAATCACGCGAATGATCTGTCAGGTAATTCACCTTCTTTCGTAACAGCTGGTCATATAACATATCAGAACGACTATCCTCTCCGTAGACGGTATGAAATCTCAACCCAAGAGTATTACGCCCCGCGATTTCTTCCATAACTTTCTTTGTTGTCGCGTATGGTGACAACCACCATTCATATATCGAAGAAGAGGACGCATAGATTACGGGGATGTCTGTGAACTGTTCGAATATTTGTTGGCTACCATTCACATTAATATCCCAATATTCCTCGGGAATTTTATGAGAGCGCCGAACCCCAGCCAAAGCAGCCAAGTGTACTACACAATCAAATTCGAGAAAATTCCATTCAGCGGTTCTAATATCCCCATGGTTTCGGTCAAATGAAGTAATATCATATTTGTCGCTATACATTCGAACAAAGTTGCGGCCAATGAATCCCTCAGCGCCGGTTACTAAGATTCTTTCCATGATCAGTTTACCTCAATGATAGGTTCAACGTATGAGATAGTCTGTGTTCGAGGACGGTTAGACGGATTGTCAATATATTCCTGTAAGCGATTCTTATTGCTTTGTGTCCAGCGTAACCCGACGTATACTCGATATTGGTCGTTTCTCGTTACATATACTGCTTTGTTCCATTCGTGGTAACCAGTAACACGCATGTCAGTTACTGTATTAACCGTCGTAGACTCCGCTCGAGAGGCGAGAGAAGCTGTACCCTCGCTTTCACTGCCTTCCGCAATAAAGACTTCAGTGCTCTTATTGATCACACCTGCAAGTTGATCAGCCAGATCTGCTTTAGCAGCAAGCAGAGCCTTTTCCATCGCGAGCTGCAAGTCAGCGGATACTGCAGAACCAACCCCATAAATGAATTCGTCCGCGTCTCTGTTCTTCACCAACCCCTTGTCGACGTCATGGTCGATATACCAAGCAGGTACTTGGTTCAATACAGAACTATCATCCTTGGCTTCTTCCTGCACTTTATATTGTTTCGTGCTCGCACAGCCAGTAGCCAATAGAATAATTGCACCAGCAGTAATTACTTTAAATCTTTGAAGCGATAACATTCATAATCTCCTTAATAATTTCCATCACTTTAATGCCGATAGACGGCTCATACCAACAAATCAAAATACCAATAACAATTCCAACAAATAAGTTCATAATACTTAATCCATTTTCGTCATAGCGTAGATGAATACCGAGTATAAACCAACCTTGTAGGTCTCTGCGATCATCTCATGTTTACCATTGTTTTTTGGGTCAAATTTCTGTTTACCCATTTGTGTTTCTTCTTTACATTTCTTGACCTTGATTGTCTCTACAATAACGCCATTTTTCATTATCTGCGTAGTTTCATAGGTGCAATTTGGTCCGAAGGTCTTAGCTTTCGAGTCAGAGAACGCGTCGAAAGACATCGCGAGAAAAAACACGGCAACAATCAATTGAGTGAATCTTTTAGTATAAATCATTTCTCGCCTCCAATTACAACATACCGAAGACCAGTTGTTCGATCAGTAAATTCTATCTGATTCTCCGCGTTGGCTGGTTGAGGGCTACTTAGCTTGTAAAGAGACATACCATTACCAAAATCGTGCAGCACTTCTTCTATGTATTCTGCAGTCTCTGGTTTCGCGAGGTCTTCCGACAGCAGAGGCACTGGACGGAAATCGTACTCAGGAGTTAGCTGAATCCGCTCAACGGGTCTGTCGATAGGTACGGTGGGGACTTGTGCTCTGTTATCGAGCTTTGTGTTGACTCGTTCCATGATTTGCACCATGGAAAACATCATATACATGAATGACGCGAGTACTGTTACTTTTATTACATTATAGAACATTTTACGCTCCTTTGTGTTTGTGTGTATAAGACTCAATGCTTATGAGACTATTCTAGTACATTCTACCTCTTGTTTCAACTAGCCATACCTTGTTGAGTTATTGCAATTTCCTCAAACCCCATACCGGCAACTACGAAGAATCGACCCTTGAATTCAACAATATCGCCTACACTCATAGAGGCGCATTTACCCAACCGCTCGACGAGCTCAGGATTGTTCCAATGATTCATGATCTCAAAGCTTTCTTCGAGGGCAGAATAATCTGACTGGTATTGTTCATCAAACTGGGTGCCAGTGGCAACGTTTGCGACGTGAGAAAACTTATGAAACCAAGCCGCAGCGTCGAACCGATCCATGCCTTTATCAGCATACGCTATAGTAGTCTCATTCGCGCCCCAGCCACCAGCTTCGAGAGCTGCGCGGTCTTGTTCATTTAAATGCCACTGGTAAACTTTGATTACGTTAGTCATGTTTCGCTTCCTTTTCCTTATTTACAAGAGTATTATCTCTCGAATCTGTAATTAAAACAACCACTGGTAACTTGTTGATTTTATTACTAAACTAGGTCACAAACGCTGTCCCAAAGATCAGCAACTTCTTTGGAGGAACGGAAACCAGCTTCAAGAGCAGATTCTTCACAACCACAAGAAGCTTCGATAAAGGTCGACGAACTCATAACTTGAAAATCCATACCACCACGACGAACAGCAACATCTGCAAGAGTTTGTGGGTCGCGACCAGCAAAAACTAATTCTTCACCAGAATACAATTCTAAACGACCTTCGTGAATTGAGATAAAATCGATCATGTTTCGTTTCCCTTTCCTTATTTACAAGAGTATTATCTCTCGAATTGGTTAATGGGACAACCACTGGTAAGTTATTGATTTTGTTCATCTTTGAGGGGGTGGGTACAGATTCGGTCGCGGGCAAATGTGGTTAGAATAAAGGGAAATACGCCGTGTATCAGTAGAGAGAATCCGACGACCCAAGCGTGGGTTAAATGTTTGATGTAGGACATCCCAACTTCTTTGAGGTGTTTTGAGTTCATACGCGGTAAATCTTAAGATACCCTTCACGGAAATATTGGACATCATCACATCCAATTCTGAAGACAACTTCAGTGACGATTTCGAACATTTTATTGCTCGCACCGGTGATGATTGTAAGTGGCGCATCGTCTTGATTACAGAGAATAAAATTCTCAACAATACGATCAACTTCTATGTGTCTCACACCATGTAGGTCTAACTTGTTTTTCATCATACAACTTAACGATAAATCTCTCCAACGGTAATCACTACTCGTTGGTTGGTATTGACATGCGTAGCTTCATACACATCAATACCGAATATGTTACCGACCGGATAACAATCTTGCTCTATTCTAATCCGATCATTCGGGCGGGCCATTTCTTCCAGTGTGCTGGATAGAACTTTTTCGTGGCGTATTCGGTACATTCCTGGAGACAGCATTTTATCATGCAACAAGAACCATTCGGACTGTTCTTGTAAGATATCCAAGATGTCGATTTCCGACGCTTCCACGATCTTTTGTAAATTGTTGTCATTGACGTTGTACTTTTCTTTTAATAGATAAAGCGCTGCAGCATAGGAAGCCAATTTTGACTGGCCTCCAGGTGCTTTCGCCAATAATTTTTTAATGTTAAATGTCAACCGATGAAATGCGGTATAAGCAGATTTCTTGTCGGAAGAGTCAATCGAAGTAGCTTTTATCCTGTTACCTTTGTCGTCGATAATTTTCAATTTAAAAGCATCAGTG